CCTTAATCGTGGTCGCTGCCTCAAAGCTTGTCGTGACGATCAGGGAAAGGTTTACTACGAAGTGATGTTCGGAAAACAACTTTGATATGCTAGGTCTAGGACTATCTTTAACCAATCAAGGGGGTGTCACTTCAGCTGTCATCCCACCACTTCTTGATGAATATTCAGGAGCTTCAGCAGCCTACAGCTTAAGGAAGCTTAGAACTGATTATTCAGGTAACGCCATCCGCATTCGCAGGTCAAATGATGATGCTGAGACAGATATAGGTTTTAGCTCAGGTTCGCTTGACACTGCTGCAATAGCTAGTCATTGCGGTGCGAACGATGGATTTGTCACCACGTGGTATGACCAAGCCTCAAGCAACAACGCTTCACAGTCTACCTCAGCAAACCAGCCAAAAATTTACGACGGAACAACGGGTGTTATAATAGTGAACGGAAAACCTGCGGTACAGATGTCTACCAGCAGCATAAGTCTTTCTGTACCCAGTTCAAAGACAACATTCAAGTTCTTGCACGACGGATCAAGCAGTTCAACCTCATGGGTGGTGTCCCCGACCGATGCAAGAGAAACAAGTGGGACGACAGAGCATGAGCTCTTTGAGACTGGCGCGTTTTCGGGTAGTGTGGGGGTTGAGATTTCATACCAGTCAAGTCAGTTCTCTTCTACAGAGTTGGCTCGTTTCTTGGTTAAGAATGGCACCTCAACCTCTGTTGACTACACGACTCCAGTAGAGACTTTTGCGGTTGGTCAAAACTTGGTTACGTTTTACATCGATGCTGACAATGCAACAGCTGCAGATCGCCTCAAGGTGGGTGTAAATGGAGAAGCACTGTTAACTGGTAACACCTCAACCAACGCCCCAAGCACTGCTGACAGCCAGTTAGACTTCACTCTATATGGCGGATTCACAGCGCTTTGGCAGGAGGTTATTGTTTGGAATTCAGATCAGTCAGCCAACCGAACCGCGATTGAATCCAATATTAACAACCTCTATTCTATCTACTGATGAATTACATTGTGGTAAGCCCTACTGAAGGAAAGACCTCAGAGGAAAGATGTGAAGAAATATCTGCGGCCTTGTGGACAATCCAACGTCCAAGATCAATTAGATCTCAGGATGATGTCACTAACAACTTCTGTGGGTATGTAACACATTCTGACGGCAGGGCGGCTCTCTGCATATCCTCGACTGACAAGATTAGACCTCACGCATCTCTTGATACAACGGAGCTGTTTGATTCTATGCCAGAGTACACGACTCAAAAGAAGACTGCGGTTACGACAAGGCTTAATGACAATCATGGTGTTGAGATAAATGTTGGGGACATTCTCCCCACTTCATTCTCTTATGTCAGTGAAGCCTACATGATTGGGGATGGGTGGTTCCCTGAGATCAACTAACCCTCTAGCTCCCTATAGAAGTCCTGCACCAACAACCTAGCCTTCTGGGTGATGGCATACCTCACCCTGTAGTTGTGCTTGGTTTCGTCCCTAAACAGGTGATCCTCTCTGGTATCTGACGGTGTAAGCCTGTCGAAGTGCTTATAGACATACCCCTCCTTCATAAGAGGATACAAGGTCTTTTGCGCCATTGGTGCAGCACTCTTCCCCATGTCCTTAGCAGCGTGCTTGATCGTAAAGAACTCAAGGTCGTACGCCCACAGCAAGAACATAAGCTCCCTCTCGAAAATATCTCTTTTCAAACAGAACTCTCTCGTCACCCTCTGAAGGTGTTTGAGGTAGTTCCTTTTGACGTACCTTTGATCAAGAGGGGAGAACTCCCTGAAGAGACGCTTCTTGGAACCCTTCCTAATCGCCATAAAACCAAAGATATGGACAAAGAAGGCTTCTTGTTAGAGATACAGAGACTTGCTTTCGAAATGGAGCGAGTCATAGAAAAATATGGGGTGCGTGACGAGGTCTTGTCTCTTATGGTAACTGGGCTTGTCGAGGAGGATGAAGACGACCCAGAGGAGAAAAGACTAAGGGCGATCTACAGCTACAACATGGACAGTGAGGATGAAATGCTTAGTGTCCTTAACTTTGTGGAAGAAACATTCATCCCGTCGGATAAGGGTGGCGGAGGTCCAGACCTCGACGACCTCCTTGATGGGCTGGGTATATCACTGAACTAAAATGGAAGGACTTATCAGGAAGATTGTCATAGGCCAAAACCCTAAGGATGGTATGGCTTACTACGTTGGCATGAAGGTGGGGGATGGGAGCGTCTCTGCCATCGTGCTGGACGATGAACATCTTCACAGGCACAGGATGAAAAGATATCTTGTATATATTAAGAGAGATGACGGTCAGGTTCTATGGAAGGCCATAGACGAGATGCCGTGCTTGGTAGAATTCGATCTAAACTTCTGATGACTAGAAACAACCTTACGACAGACGGATCTGAGTTTGTGACACCAGACGGTAAGCCGTACACTGGCTCATACCATGTGCACATCTCTGAGGGAGCCATGGTTGGTCCAACTCACACTAATCAACCTCACAAGAGGCTCAGCTCTGTTAACGAGGTTGTTGCGTCCAAGGTTGCCATCATCCAAAGAGGGATGAGGAACGAAGCCCCAGCACAACCACAACCACAGCCAGCAAGACGTGCATCGACACCTTCAAGACAGGTTGCTCGACCTGCATCAGCTAGATCAAACTCTGGGGGTGCGTACTGATATGAGCAAGAAAGTACCCAAGGGAGTTGGTGATAGCATCGCTAAGTTCCTAGAGATTACTGGGGTGCAGAGGGTTGTTAAGTCCACAGTGAAGGACTGCGGCTGCAAGAAGAGGCAAGAGAAACTGAACAAGCTCTTCCCTTACAAGTGATATGAAATTCAATAAACTATATAATGAAAACGTTCAACTTCTTTGTCGTCGAGCTCAAGAAGCTCATCAACGACACGATCAAGACTGACAGCGGTCTAGAGCTGTATATAGACACTAGGTTCGAGATGGGGGAGTTTGAGTACAGGATCAACGAGGGTCCTGTGGTTGCATCCCCGTTCAAGTACGACACTGGTGTAAAGCCAGGGGATACGCTGTACTTTCACCACCTTGTCGTTATGCAGGGCGGGCAGCCACTTACTGGGGAGGATGATCATTACATTGTCAAGTACGACCCAGAGGCCATCAACTCACAAGCCATTGCCTTTAAGTGTCAGGATACTGGGGAGATCAAAACCCTTGGGGGGTGGACACTTCTTGAGGCTGTTGAAGAGGAGGAAGAGTTCCCATCTGATCTGATAGAGATGGTTGAGCTTGAGCAGAAACTCCCCACAAAGGGGAGGCTTGTCTACGGCAATGAGGAGACAGACTACATGGGATTAGCTCCAGGGGATGTCGTTGGGTTTGCCAAGAACAGAGACTACAGACTCAAGATTGACGGTAAGGAGTATTACAGAACCAGAGCTGAAGATTTGCTTTATGTCGAGGAAGAAGTTCACAACGATTGATGCTGCGGAGAAGCTCATGCACAGCATGGAGATCGCCATCAACAACATGATTGAGGAGATCAAGAAGCCTGTCGACCCAGAGGCAGGCGGTGCATCTAGAAAGGCTGAGCTTCAATCCATCAAGCAGACAGCTATTGACGCCAAGGAGTTGCTAGTGGAAAGGCAAAGACTTGAGCAGATGGTGAGGGATCTTAAGCAGAGCGGTGAGATAGAACAAGAAAAAGATTACTCAGGGGGGTTCGCGGAAAGATTCTCTAAGTAACTTTACACCGCAAGTATCCCCTCAAGCTTATACCTTGTCGAAAGGGTAACTGGTTACATGTGGGTTCAAGCCCCACCTTGCGGACAAATTAAATAACATGGCAAAGGTTCAGGAATCAAACTACAAGTCCAGGCGCGTGCGCCGAAAGGGAGTGCATGCAAAGACCAAGTACTCTAAGCACAAGAGCTCTAAGAACTACGTGAAGTCTAACAGGGGTCAGGGTCGTTAACTATGGCCTACAAAAGCAAGGAAGATCAAAGCAGGGCCTCTAAGGATCACTATCGGCGCAACAAGGCTCTGTACAAGGAGAGGAGCTTAAAGCGAAACAAGAATAGAAGAAAGTGGGCGAGAGAGTTTGTTCGGAGAGTCAAGGTGCTTTTGAGCTGTGTTGACTGCGGGGAGTCAGACCCTATAGTCCTTGAGTTTGATCACGTAAGAGGTAAGAAGATCAAGAACGTCGCCGACATGGTTAACAACTCTTACAGCATAGAAGCTATAAAGAACGAGATCAGGAAGTGCGACGTCAGATGCGCTAACTGTCATAGAAGAAAGACTTACGAAAGGAGAAAGAAGAAATAACTACTGCCCCTATAGTTTAACGGATAAAACTCCGCTCTTCTAAAGCGGTAATCTTGGTTCGATTCCAGGTGGGGGTACAATGACTGAATATCAATGTCTTATGGCTAACTATGTGTGTAAGTGCTGCGAGCACGAAGAAACAAGGGACAAGGCTTCTATCAAGATTATTGACGGGGAGGCTGTTCATAACGTTAAGTGTCCATGTGGTAAGTACATGGAGTTAAAGAACCCAAAGTCTGGAGCCCCTAGCTTCAGGAGCAATCGGTATGGCCAAGTCTACTGATGAATATATTATCCAGATTTGTCCCAACGGTACAGAGGGAGAAATTGTTAGGATTGGCGATCTTGACATTGCACTTCCCGCTCAGCCCCCCGAAGAAGAAATTGTTGGATATGGACGTCCAAACCACTTGCAGTTGTGGGAGAGGATTCCTATGCCAAAGGAGTTGCTTCGGATTAAGAGCATGGATGAGTGGTCCGAGTCGCCAAGAGAGTTCAGGGAGAAGTTTCGTCCGTATATCGAGGAGGAGTTTCGTCGTCGTCGTGAGGGCTTTTGGTTTTACAACGATGGTAGGCCTACGTATATTACGGGCAGGCATTACATGATGCTCCAGTGGACCAAGATGGATGTGGGTTATCCAGACTATCTTGAGTTCCAAAGAGATATTTTCGTACATTTGTCTGCGTGTGAGGCGGACCCCCGATGTATCGGGCAGCTGTATACTAAATGTAGGCGGAGCGGATACACTAACATCTGCTCTGCTGTGCTTCTGGACGAAGCCACACAAGTCAAGGACAAGCTCTTGGGGATACAGTCGAAGACTGGTAAGGACGCCCAGGAGAATATATTCATGAAGAAGGTGGTGTACATGTTCAGACACTATCCCTTCTTCTTCAAACCTATTCAGGATGGAACGACCAATCCGCGCATGGAGCTGGCTTTTCGCGAGCCGAGTAAGAGAATCACGAAGAAGAATAAGACTGCGCAGACGGGCGAGGCTCTTAATACGCTGATCAACTGGAAGAACACCACCAACAACGCATACGACGGTGAGAAGCTTCACCTGTTGTACTTGGATGAGGCTGGTAAGTGGGAGAAGCCTACGGACATTCGTGACGCTTGGAGAATTCAGCGCACGTGTTTGATTGTGGGTAGAAAGATTGTGGGGAAGGCCTTGGTCGGCTCCACTGTAAACCCTATGGATAAGGGTGGGAGGGAGTACAAGGACCTTTGGGAGGACTCCAACCCAGAAGAAAGAAACGCAAACGGTAGGACCAGATCTGGCTTGTACCGCTTATTTATTCCAGCCTATGAATCACTTGAAGGATTTTTTGACCGACACGGTCGACCCATCGTTGACGATCCTGATAGCCCTGTGGACGGGCTTGATGGGGATAGTATTACTATCGGGGCTAAGACGTACCTTAAGAACGAGAGGGAGAGCCTTAAAGGAGACCCCTCAGAACTCAACGAGGTAACGAGGCAGTTCCCCTTCAGCACTGACGAAGCCTTCAGGGACAGCATCGACGGTAGTCTGTTCAACATAGGTCAGATCTACGAGCAGATACAGTACAATGACGAACTCTTCCCTAACCCTGTCGTCAGGGGTAACTTCGTTTGGAAGAACGGGGAGCAGGACACTGAGGTACTGTTTGACCCAGACCCAAAGGGTAGGTTTAGGGTTGCTTGGATGCCACCAGCTGAACTAAGAAATAATAAGATTGAGCAGCGAGGCAAGCTCGTTGCACCGAATGCAGAGCTAGGGGTGGGTGGGGTTGACTCCTACGACCTTGATGCCACCGTCGACGGACGTGGGTCTAAGGGGGCGCTGCACCTCTACAACAAGTTTCACATGGAGTACCCATCGAACATGTTCGTAGTGGAGTATGCATCTCGTCCACCTCTAGCCAAGATCTTCTATGAGGACGTCCTTAAGGCTGCGTTCTTTTACGGGTACCCTATCTTAATTGAAAACAATAAGTACGGTATTGCAAGATACTTTGAATCAAGAGGTTACGATGGTTATCTAATGGATAGGCCAGAGCACTTAACCAGTGGCGGTAGCGCAAAGACCAAGACCAAGGGTATCCCCTCTAACTCTCAGGATGTGATCCAGTCGCACGCCCATGCCATTGAAGCCTACATACACGATCATGTGGGGATAAATAGAGATACTGGGGAGCACGGGAAGATGTACTTCAATAGGACTCTTGAGGATTGGATTGGGTACAAGATTGACAACAGAACCAAGTTCGACCTTACGATTAGTTCAGGGTTGGCGCTGCTTGGTGCTCAGAAAGCAAAACCAAAGAAGCCACCATCTGACTTTTCTGAAAGGGTGTTCTTGCGTAGGTTCAAGTAAACATAGGATTTCCACTATATTTGCAACTGCATGCAACTCACCACTTCGCGGAATGTATAATAACACTAGGAAGTATTCAAAGAACTTTCCCGACCCTCTAGCCTCACGGGAGACCAAGATGTCTCAGGACTACGGGTTGAAGTACGCGAAGGCTATTGAGAATCAGTGGGGGAAGATTCAGGACGAACAGTCCCTATATAAGAAGAGAGCGAGAACGTTTGAGAAGAACAGAGACTACGCCAACGGTGTTCAGGACACCACGATCTACAAGCAGATCCTTACGTCCCTAGATCCTAACAATGGCGATGGATCTCTGATAAACTTAGACTACACTCCAGTACCTATCCTCCCCAAGTTCGCTCGCATCGTAGTGAACAAGATTCTGTCAAGAGCCCCTTACCCTAACCTTGAAGCGATTGACCCCATCTCTACCTCTGCCAAGAACAAGCAGAAGCAGAGAATCATGAACCAGGTTCAGATGAAGGAGCAGCTTCAAGCTCTCAAGGAGATGACTGGCGGGTTGGTTTTAGATCAAGATCCAGAGAATTTGCCTGACACAGCGGAGGAGGCGGAGATTCTTCTTGAGACAAACATCAAGACAGACGCCGAGATTGCTGGGCAGATTGCCACAAATCTCACGCTAGAGTGGAACGACTTCTCGGACAACGTGTACAGAAGATGTGTGCAGGATTTGGTTGCATGCGGGATGGCTGTTGTCAAGAGGGACAATGACCCCACCTATGGGATCAAGACGTCATATGTAGATCCTGTGAAGTTTATTCACAGCTCCACCGATGACCCCAATTTCTCTGACATCGTATACGCAGGTCACATCAGAACCATCTCCATTCAGGAGCTTAAGCGTATCGCTGGTGATGAGTTGACGGATGAGCAGTACAAGAAGATTGCTGAGAAGTCTAAGAGCCACAACAGCGACTACAACAAGATGAACCAAGTGTACTATGATGATACGCTTGGGAGAAACGTGTACGGGTATGAGGAGTATATGGTTGACGTGTTGGACTTTGAGTTCATCTCTGTCGACTGCATGTACTTTGAGGAGAAAGAAAATCAGTACGGGAATACTGGTTTCTACTACGAGGGTTTTGAGTACAAGGAGAAGTCTAATAAGGGGGTCTACGAACGCACACCTCACAAGATGGAGATCTCGTCAATCTATGGTGGGATGCTCGTTCTGGATTGTGACTACCTGATTAACTACGGCCTTAAGACCAACGTGCCCAGAAACATGCACGACGTAACCAAGGCTCGTATGTCGTACTCTGTTGTTGCCACCAACCTTAGGGATATGATGCCCAAGAGCATGGTGGAGGGGTGTATCGGGTTTGCAGACATGCTCCAGATTACTCACCTTAAGATTCAACAGTCCATCGCAAAGGCTAAGCCTGACGGGTTGATCATTGACATTGAGGGGTTGGAGAACGTACAGCTAGGTAAGGGTGGAGAGCTACAGCCGTTGGAGCTGCATGACATCTACGAGCAGACTGGTGTGTTCTACTACAGAAGTAAGAACGCTGAGGGTGGATTCCAGGGTGCGCCTATCCAGCAGATCCCCAACAGCATTCGCAACATCAACGAGCTCATCACGCTGTACAACCACTATCTCAACATGATCCGTGATACTACGGGCATCAACGAGATGATGGATGCATCAACTCCGAAGGGTGACACCCTCGTCGGTGTTCAGCAGCAAGCTATTGCGGCTGGTAACAATGCAACGTATGACATTACGAATGCGTCTACGATCCTGTTCAAGCAGGTTTGCCAGGACGTAGTTAGATGTCTTCAGATCATCCCACCTGACTCCATCCTGATGCAGATCTATCAGAACGCTATCGGGAAGGAGAACATGGCTGCCCTGTCTGGATTCGCAGATCTACCTATGTACAACTTCGGTGTACTGATCAAGAAGGAAATGGAGGATCAGGACAAGGTGTACTTGGAGCAGAACATTCAGCAGTCACTTGCGCAACAGCAGATAGACCTTGAAGACGCCATGGCCATTAGAAGCCTTAAGGATGTTAATCAGGCCGAAAGACTTTTGATTGTTCGCCGCAAGAAGCGCATGAAGGAGCAGCAAGAGCAGGCGCAACAGAACTCTCAGATGCAAGCTCAGGCCGCTCAACAGGCTCAGCAGGCTGCTGCACAGGCTGAACAGCAAAGGATGCAGATGGAGTTCCAGATGGAGCAGCAGAAGATGCAGCTCAAGACTCAGATGGAGATGCAGCTTGAGGAGGTCAGACATCAGTACAGAAGAGAAATCGAACTCATCAGAGCTCAGGCAACACTAGGATTCAAGACTGACGATCAAGAGTTCAAGGAGAAGATCGAAGTCTTTAAGGAAACTAAAAAGGACGATAGAGTAAAGAAGCAGGCTGAAGAGCAGGCCAAGCTTATCGACAAGAGAAAGGGGATGGAACCTCAAATACCTATGATCTAAAATGGCGAAAAAGGTAAATTTAGACGTAAGCGAAAAGCTTGATATCACATGCCGTCGTGGAGACACGTTCTCACTTACGGTGACCCTGAAGGATTCTGATGGTGTAGCCCTGCCTCTCGCCACGGACAACTACAGCTTCGTTATGCAAGTTAGGGATGGCAACGCTTCTGCCGTTGAGAAGGGAGCTTCGGGCTTGATTATAGGTACCAAGGGCTTGGGTTCTAAGGCAGTTGATGCAAAGGGTCAAGAGAGAAGCTTCGAGTCCTTTGTCACAGACGATAGCGGTAACGTAACCATCACAGCCACTGCAACGACAATGCGTCAGGTTCCTGCAGGTAACTACATCTATGACCTTCAGCAGATCAAACCAAACACCACGACTGGTGTTGATGTGCACACCACAATCCTGAAGGGTGCGTTTAGAGTCAATCAAGACATTTCAGAGGCAGTACAAACTGGCATCTAACAATGAGTATTACAGTAACAAATCAAGATGGTTACTCGGTAGAAATTACAGCGCCTGCTGACTCATCTATTACTGTAACGAGTAAGGGTCCAAAGGGGGATACTGGAGAGACTGGCGCTACTGGTGCTACTGGCGCTACTGGTGCCGATGGAGCAGATGGCGCAGGTGTAATCGTTGGAGGAAATGAAAATGAATTCCTTCAGAAGAACAGCGCAACTGATTACGACACGAAGTGGAGTGCTTACACGCTCCCAGCTGCTGACGGAACTGACAGGCAAGTTCTTATGACTGACGGCGCTGGAACCGTTTCCTTTGCCTACCCTCAGACCATCGCAGAAAACGTAAAGAACGTAAGCGGTGGCCCATTATCCAAAGGGACTCCAGTACACGTCACTGGTAGCGTAGGCAATCTTGCTGAGGTTATTGCGGCTGACGCAGCCACAAACTACCCAGCTCACTTTGTGCTTGACGAGGATCTTGCGGATGAAGGTGAAGGGAAGGGTATTGCTCTGGGCTTTATCAACAACGTTGATGTGCCTGACGCTTCTATCTATACAGAAGGTCAGACCGTATATCTCGGTGCTTCTGGTGGGTGGACAACTACAAAACCAACAGGAACAAACGCCATTCAGAACCTTGGGATTATCATCAAGGTCAACACATCTGGCAACAAGATCTCTGGCATTATCATGGGTGCTGGAAGGGCTAACGATGTACCAAACATTCCTAATGGCCAAACCTGGATTGGTAATGCTTCTGGCGTAGCCACGCCTACCACTCTGGCGGATGTAGCTACGAGCGGTAGCTACAACGACCTTTCAGATCAGCCTACCGATGTTAACTTAGGAAGCACTGATCTTACGCTTAGCGGGGCCAGAGTTGTTGAGATGAATGGGAATACGCTCGACTTTAAGAATGGAGGTACAAGTGAGATAAAGTTCTTTCCCGCAGGCAACGTTCAGATAAACAACAGGCTGACGATTGATGGGGACATTGAAGACTCTTCAATCAGGATGTTTGATAATGGCAACTCAAATGCCGTTACTATAGCTACGTCTGGATCTATGAGTGGAAACGTTTCGGTCACACTTCCGACAACGAACCTCACTTTCCCCACAAGTGCTGGAAGCTCAGGCGATGTCTTAAAGACTGACGGGAGCGGAAATCTTTCGTTCGGCAATGCTGTATCTAGAGGAGGGACGTATTCATACTCTGGGTACGCCACAGATGTTACGAATACAGCTACCTTTTACTATCAGTTCCCGTCAGCAACAGCTACGTCGTCATCAACAGATATGATTAGCTCGAATGTTGGTCAGGGCGTTTCTCAAGCCACTTACGGGGCTAATGGAGCGATGTTGCTTGACGGTTTGTCGTCCACAGATTCTGCTACGTACTCTATAACGGTTAAGGTGACTACAAACACCACCATTGCAATTCAAGTAGTTTCTCCATCTGCAGGCCAATTTGCTGCAGCGACTCAGTTTGCCTTTAGTAGCGCAAGTGAGCAGACGTTCACTTTAACTCAATCATCCCCCACGGCGTGTTTAAGCCAAGCTGGTAATCAATGGTATCTGGGTGTTTTTGTTCAACTTTTTGCTGCGGGTAGTGTTGACTTTAGGGTTGAAGACTTAAGTATTACGGTTTCATGATTCAGTCAAATCAAATAACACTGTACCTGGACGGCGTGGCCACGCCAATGAAAGAGCCTGTTTTTGGTATTGGGTATACGGGTGGCCCTGCAGATTCTTTTGAAGACGTCCTCAGCACTGGCCAGCTTTCCGCAATCACAGCTACAGCCGTAGATTCTGGTTCCGCGAGAGCTAGCATCAACTCTGCATCCAACGTAAAGTTTGTTGTAAACACCTCTTCTGGGGATGTGGATATCAACGGAACTGTAGAGCAAGTCAATGACGCCTTTGGCGGCAGTCACTACTCCATAGTGTTTTTGGTGTCTTAATTATATTTGCTCCATGTCCCAGAGCACAAGAGTAAAGAACCTACTTAAGAAGCACAACTTAAAGGGTGTCAACAAACCTAAGGCTACCCCCAAGCATCCTAAGAAATCTCACATCGTTCTGGCTAAGGTCGGTGACGTTGTGAAGCTCATTCGCTTTGGTGAGCAAGGGGCTAAGACAAATCAGAACGCAACGCAGCGCAAGTCATTCAAGGCTCGTCATGCCAAGAATATTGCCAAGGGCAAGTTGAGCGCGGCGTACTGGGCCAACAAGGTAAAGTGGTAAGATGAAGGCTGTCAAGTACAACAAGGGGGGCAAGCTCAAGATCACTCAGAAGACTATGGACGTCCCACCTCCATCTGGCTACCACTGGATGCAGGAGAACGGTAGGTACTTCCTGATGAAGGGTGAGTACAAGCCACACCCAGGTGCTGTAGAAAACGCTAAGTTCAAACTTGTGAATCATGGGTAAGAACAAGAGCAGAGTCAACGAGGCAGGGAACTACACCAAACCAAGTCTGCGGAAGCGTCTCTTTAACAGAATCAAGGCAGGCGGTAAGGGCGGTAGACCAGGTCAGTGGTCAGCTCGTAAGGCTCAGATGCTTGCCAAGGCTTACAAGGCTGCAGGGGGAGGATACAGGGACAGGAAATAATGGGGTTGAAGAAGTCACAGAAGTCCCTGAAGATGTGGACTAATCAAAAGTGGAGAACCAAGAGCGGCAAGCCCTCTACTCAAGGTAAGGATGCTACTGGTGAGCGCTATCTGCCAGAGTCTGCGATCGAGGCTATGTCCGACGAAGAGTATGCAGCAACCACTGCTAAGAAGAGAAAAGACACTGAAGCTGGCAAGCAACACAGCAGTCAACCTAGGCGTGCCAGACTCATCGCAAGGAGACACAGATAATTCTTGCTATATTTGCAACAAACTTTTCAAGATAACTAAGCAATGGCAACTACTACTGCAACAATCACGCTATCCAGTTCTGACCTCACTGGTGACGCTCTGTCTCTCTCGTCTACCGCGACGCTTACAAAGGGGAACAGCGTCACTGGTCTTGATCAAACCTCTGGTGTAGCCAGAAAAACTTTTACCTCCGATGACGAAGTCCTCCTCTTCGGGGATGCTGATTACAGTGCCACTGACCCTGGATTCAAGGTTTACCTCAGAAACCCAAGCACGGTGAGCTCTGAGTACTTCACCATCAAGATTGCAGATGCGGCTACAATCACAGGATCTCCAGCTGCAAGTGTAGGGGGCAAGAACATGGGGAGGCTCTACGCTGGAGACTGGACACTCTTCCCCTACGACGCAAGCACAGCTTCTGACATCACCGTCACTCCAAGCGTGGCAACTGCCATGACCTTGGAGTACATGATCATCTACCACGTATAATGGGTACAGTTAGAGTAAACGTAACTCTAGCCACAGACGACGTATTGGCAACACCTGTTGCGATCACAGCTGCCAAGACGTTTACTGCTGATGCTGGAAGTGTGACGCGAGTCAAGTTGGCTCCGACCTCTTCTGCTGCAGGTAACCCAGTAATCTACAAGGCGTCAGATAAGCTAGATAGAGCCTACTTGTACATTAGAAATCTCGCAACAGATCTTGAAAAGTTTGTGTACTTGTGGGCAGATGGAACAACCGACGACATCGACATCGCTAAGATTGGTGGCGGCGAGTTTGCTTTTATCCCTGTCCCTAACGGTCAGACCTTTAAGGCTTACGGAACTGACGTTGATCAGTTGGTAGAGTATGCTGTGTTTGGCCTTGACAATTCATCTACAACACTAGGATAATGGCACACCCATCAAATTCATTTCCGAAGGGCTTCTATCTCCTCGATGAGGATCAGGTAGCTACTGGCGACTTTTATGCTATTCAATGTTTGACTGCTGGAACTATCACGGTAAAGGGTAGCGGTATTTATGAATACGACTCAGGTTTTTCTGAGACAGCAGCTACTGCGAATGTGTCTATTACACTCCCAGCAGGGGCCACTATATACGGGGCATTCACAAGCATAGATGTGGGTGGTACCGCTAAGTGCATCGCATACTACAAATAATTTAATATGGAAGATCAAATTCAATCTGAAGCTCCAGCAGTGGAGCAAGAAATTCAAGAGGTAGAACAAGCGCAACCAGAAGTCCAGGAATCATCATCTGGACTTCAGTTCTTTGACAACGTAGACGATCTGGCAGCAAGCTTTAATGAAACCCCTCAGCAAGAGGAGGCTGTTGAAGTGCAGCCAGAACCACAGCAGTACGAGGAGACACCTTACGTAGACCCTGAGGCTGCACCAACAACGCAACCAACGCTTTCTGACGAAGAGGCAGGGCGTATGATGGGAGAGTATCTGAACGAGAGGTTTGGAGGTCAACCGCAGACGCTTGAAGATTCTGGGTCAGTAGGGCAACAACCACAACAACAACTTGACGAGCGTGTAGAGGCTATCGCCAGATTCGTTGAGGAAACGGGCAGATCACCAGAGGACTGGTTTGCATACCAGCGACTGAACCCATCCGAGATGGATGACTACAGCGCAGTACGTGTGCACATGGCCACTGAGTACAGCTCACTCTCCCCTGATGAGGTGAACACTCTCATGCAAGGCAAGTATAAACTGAATCCTGATATGTACAGTCAGGAAGAAGTCAAGATGGCACAGCTTCAGCTGAAGATTGATGCACAGAACGCAAAGGAGGCTATCGGAAGAATGAGAGATTCTTACAAGCTCCCAGTTCAGCAGCAGTCACAGGTTGATGAAGACCCCATCATCACGGACGAGTGGATTTCAAACATGAGCAAGGAGGTTGACGCCTTGACTGGGTTAGAGTTTGACCTAGGAAATGGCAAGACCTGGACGTTCGGTTTGAACGATCAATACAAGTCCTCACTCAAGGAGAAGAACGCAAAGCTTGACGAGTTCTTCGACCCTTATGTACGCGACGACGGGAGCTGGGATTATGACACACTGTCATCTCACAGAACTGTTCTCGACAACATCGATCAGATTGTCTCTTCTGTTTACAGACAGGGATTGAGCGATGGTCAGAGAGGGGTTGTGAGCAAGGCAGCCAACGTATCCACGAAGGCTCCAGTTCAAGGTCAAGCACCAACTTCTAATCCGCTTACCGATCAACTAAAAACTATTCTCGGTAACGGAAACAAAATGACTTTTAACATCTAAGACTAAGAAATTATGGCTACAGTAGCTAAGAATGGTTCTGACTCTTATGCAACGTTTACTTCGTCACCTGACAAGTACACTACTATTGATGCGTTGCTTAAGGTCAATAAGAATGACAACAGAGATCTGTTGATCAAGACGTATGGTGATCAAGGTATCACTGGATTTTTGGAATTGACTGGCGCAACCAAGTCTGCTGGTACGAACGACTTCGTTCAGTACTGGGAGGAGCAACGCCGTCACGCCAAGGTAACTGTTGCTGGATCACCAGCAGGCACTGGTGGAGAAATCACTGGTATTACTGCGATCTCAGAACTTCAGCTTCAGGATGTTGTTATGAACGCAACTACTGGTGAAGTGTTCATTGCAACTTCTCTCTCTGGAACAGATGTGAATAAATTCAAGAGACTCGACGGTTCTACATCTAACACTGCTTGGACGGCAGGTGACGAGCTGATCATCTTGGGTAACATGTACGATCAAGGTACTGAAGCTCCTTCAAAGTTCATGACCACAGACGCCACTAAGCGTCAGAATTCCTTCATGATCATCAAGGATAAGTACGAAGTAAACGGATCACAGGCTACCAACATTGGTTGGGTGAATGTCGGTGGCGATTACAGATGGTACATCCACGGTGAGCAGGAGACTCGTCAGCGTTTCTTGGACAGACGCGAGATGATGATGCTCTTTGGTGAGCAGTCAGATTCTGGTGACACCATTTCTTCTGAGCCAGGATCTGTCGCTGGTTCTGAAGGTTACTTCGCAGCTATTGCTGACAGAGGTATTGAGGTTACTAACGGTAGCGCCAACCCTCTCGATTCTTTCGCTGAGTTTGATAACATCATCATTGAGCTCGATAAGCAAGGTGCTCCTGGTGAGTACGCTATGTACGTCAACAGAACTCAGGACTTGGCTATCGACGACATGCTTGCTGCTGGTATCGCTACTGGTGTGACAGCTGGTCTCCCAGGTCAGTTCGGTGCATTCCAGAACTCACCAGACATGGCTGTTCAGCTTGGATTCAAGAGCTTCACTCGCGGTGGGTACACTTTCCACAAGCACGACTGGAAGCTGTTGAACGATCCTACCTTGTTGGGTGCTTCTACTAAGTACATGGGTGCTATGATTCCTTTGACTCAGGTCACTGATCCACGCACTGGTACTAAGGCCCCAGCATTGGAGTTGAACTACAAGGAGGCAAACGGTTACAGCCGTGAGCTCGAGCACTGGGTACGCGGTGGTGGTGTCTTCGGACACAACGAGTTGTCTAAGGACGTCGCGGAAATGCACTACCGTTCTGAGATCGCTTTGATCACTCGCGCTGCTAATCAGCACGTTGCTCTCAAGGGATAATTAACCTAAAGTGACGAGAGGGCCCTTCGGGGCCTTCTCTTAGCTTCTTAATCTTTCAAGATATGGCTACTACATATAAGCATACATCTGGCGCTGTAACAGCAGCGAAGAGAGTGACTGCCACTGATGTGTTTACAAAGAACGCTGACGGAGCTATCATTGAAGTTGAGCAGCCTGCTGGCACCATCTTGTCTGAAGTAATCGTGAGATTTACTAAGACTTCAACTCACGCTGCATCATCAGAGGCTGGATACGAGATTGGAACTGAAAGCAGTGGCGCTCAGATTGCAAGTAATCCAGACGGATTCCTGGATGTTGGAACTGAAATTCCATCCAACGCTGTCTTTTACTTGAAAAACGGTAGAGATGCTGCAGGATGGGTAGGTGACTCTCAGCATGACGCGGCAGCTCCTGGTGACGCTGACGCTTACACTGACTCAGATAGAACCATCTACCTCACGTTCCTGCATAGCAACCACGATGTCACGACCAACACAGACGCTGAAGTAAACTTCGTGTTTACACACTTGATCTAATCGTGAAGCGTAAGTACTTTCTATTTAGGAAGGAAGACCTAAGTCTGCTAAGCTCATCTTCTTCAGAGGAAGGGGATGGGCTTAGCGTCTTTGGAGTAAGTGCAGACTCTATGTCGTACATCACTGCCATCAAAGGCGGTGTTGTCATGTACTTTAATAACGCCACGCCATTTGAAGACAACCAACTCACTGATGGTGAGTCGTTTGAGAAGACGAAGGTTGTCGTTAACTGCGAAGAGGGGAAGGAGGTTGCACTGATTGAATCAGTCATGAACTTCCTTAGCAGTGACCAGTCCCCAGCCGTAATGAGGTTCGACTCTGTTGATCAGGGTTCTAGTCTTAAGGAGGTGAGAACATCTGTGTCCGTTGGAGCAACGATCAAGACACAC